CCAAACACATCGCCTAACGCCTCTAGTCCCTGTCGCGCGGCTATCTTGAGTCCGAGCAATGCAATCTCGCCAGCGGTCTCAAGGTCTCCGGCCATCAGCGCGTCACCGATGCCGCCGATCGTTGTCTTGGCCGTTTCGAGAATGCCGGAGAATCCAGTTTGAAATGCCGCAACCGCCTTCCGCCCGCTGTCGGTGTACATCGCCCACGCCGTCACGCCAGCGCCGAGTGCGATTGTCAGCAGACCGAGCGGGGATAGTGCGAAGCCGATTGCAGTTCCGATAGTGGCCATGATGGTTGCCGCGCCAGACAATGCGAACCCAATGCCGGAGAGTGCTGTCCCGGTCACTACGGCAACTCCGCTCACTACGCCCAGTGCCACAACTGCGGTTTTCACCCCCTGAACAAGCCTGGCGTTTTTGGCAATAAACGTGGTCAGCGTCCCCGATAGGCTTGTGAACATATCTGCGGTCTTTGCCACGTCCGGCGCTAACGCTTCACCTATCGCAATCGCCACGCCTTCAATCGCCGAGCCGAGCTTGCGGAACCCGCCGCCGATCCCCGCATCCATTTCGTCGGCTGTTTTCTTGGCGGTTCCTGCCGCTGCCGCCAGCTCCTTGCGAAGTTCGCGAACCGAACCGATATTGCCCGCTAGTGACTGGGCACCCGTGATGCCAAGCAGTCCAAATGCCTCGTTGAACTTGCTGGACTTCTCCGCGCTGCCGAGCCCCGCTGTCGCCGCTCCGATTTCTTCCATTACATCCACCAGCGGGCGAGCGTTGCCTGCCGCGTCGGTGAAGGTCACTCCGAAAATCTTGTTGAGCTTTTGAGCTTCAGCGCCCGTTAGTGTAAGTAGCCGCCGGACGGCGGTGCCCGCATTGCTGCCCTGAATGCCCACATTGCCAAGCGCTCCGAGAATCGCAAGTGTGTCTTCAATCGACATGCCGAAGCTTGCCGCAGTCGGGCCTACATAGCTCAATGCCTCTCCAAGCTGTTCAACGGTGTTAAACGACTTGTTGGCCGCAACGGTCAGGGCGTCCGACACTCGCGCAGCGTCGCTCGCCCCCATGTTGAACTGGCGTAAACTAGCCGCCATGATGCCGGCAGCCTGTGCTGCCTCGGTTCCCGTCGCCCGCGACAAGCTTAACACGGATTCCGTCATGCCATTGATTTGCGTAGCGTTGAATCCTGCGCGGCCCAATTCCGTCATTAAGTCCGCGACATTGCCAGCGGTGAAGCTGGTCGTCCGGCCAAGCTCCTTAGCTGTGTCGGTCAGCATTGCGAAGTCTGCCGCCGATGCGCCGGTTACGGCACGCACTGCCCGCACCTTATCGTCAAAGTTCGCGAACACTTTGACTGCCGCTGCCACTGGTGCCAGCATCGCCGCCGATGCCATAACTCCAGTGCGCCCGGCTTGTGCAATCCCCTGCCCCCACGACTTGAGCTTGGCACCCGCAGAATTGAGCCCGCGCGTCAGCATGTTGTCCTTAACGAACAACTCGACATACGCTCTCCCGGCTTTGACATCGCTACGACTAGCCACGGACAAGCCTCCCGTGTATCGCCGGGTCGTATGGCTCGTCTTGCCCCTTCCCGTCGCCGCTTGGAGACAGCACACCGCGTTGCAGGAACTGCCCCACGTCGCCCTCGGTCATCTTGCCAAGACACCAAACCAAGCCTGCCTGCGCAACCACTAGCTCCCGCTGAGAGCGGATCTTGCCTTGCGCCATGCGAAACAGGGTTGCCATTGTCTTGCCTTCGATGTCGAGCCCGACGATACCAGCGAGCTGTTCGCAATAGGCTACGATCCCTTCGACCGTAGGCGTGCTAGGATTTGGTTGAAGTCCTCCATCGCCGCCGCTATCACCGCCTCGTCCCCCACCGCTTCCAGTGCTTCCCTCTGCCGCCGCGCAATTTCGGTGCCCTGCCGAGAGAGGGAGCGCAGCATCGACCTCTTCGGGGCTGGGGAAAAATTTGCGACGGTTTCCCACAGGGCGCTGGCCGCACGTTCCATCGCATCGCCGCAGAATGCTTCCGCGAAGTCTTCGGCCGTTACGCCGCGCGCCTCAGCTTGCTTCCGGCTCAGAGTCCAGATCACCTCGTAGAGAATCCCAGGGTCGCTCGATAGCGTCTCCCAGGCTGTGCCCGCTTTCAGCGATACGTCCGCCAAGTTCATCCCGTGGCGTTTCTTCACTTCCAGTAATGTCGGGCAGTCGATCTTTATTGACCACTCCGCCCCCGCTTCGTCGGTCCAGTCCATCGTGCTCCCCTTCAATCTTGCCCAACACATGCTCGCCGCGGGTGGTCAGGAACCCGTCCACGTCAAGCGTCCCTTCGGCAATCAACTTTCGGCGCAGATACTCGGCACGGAGCGGTTGTACGCCCGCAGGTGTGTCGCCAGTTGCCGCCGCCGTGATGAACCGCCGTTCGTCGTCTTTCATGTTCCATCCTATGGCGTGCTGTCATACGCGGCTGCAATCTTCACCACGCGGGCCGCATCGGTCCCGGCTTGGCTCGCCTTGATGCTCACAATCGGGTTGCCGGTCAAGGCGTTGGTGTCGCCAGCCGCCAGGTCATAGATTCGCGGAACGCCAGCCACCAGATCCAACTCCAGGATCGTGCTCCCGCCGCTGTCCTGCATGTCGAGGTGCGCGGCGGTCGTATCGGTGGAACTTGATGGGACCAGCTCGATAGCCACAATGGAAGCGTTGTCGCCGTCGATGTTGCATGTAACGGCCTGCTGGGGCACAACCGTTACGGCCGTATCTTGTGCCGGCAGGTCGTCACCGCTGCCAGTGTCAATAGGCACGGCAGTTCCGCTGACGGTTCCAACCGTCACGCCGTATTGCACGCCCCCGCTCCAGTACACGTCCACGGTGTTGCCGGTGGCGATCGTGTGTGCGCCACTGGCCATCGTGATCGTGCCAGTGTCCGCGTCGGTTCGCGTCGTCAGCGTGCCGGACTGGGCCACGACTAGCGACGGACTGGCAGTAACTTCCCCATCGGTGGAGAAGGCGCGAGTCCGGTTGATATTGATGCTGCCGATCTGGACGACGGCGCTGTATGTCGATGTTGCCACTGGTCGGCCCCTTTAAGCTACGGTTACGGTTCGCGTTTCTTCGGTCGCTGTTAGACCGATGGCGTAGGTCTGCTTGTCTCGGAGCGGTTGCCCGTTCTCAAACGAGCTGATATAGAAGTCGGCATCGACCACAGTCGTGCCGCTTCCCTTGCTCACAATCTTGAACGCCATCGCCGTGCCCGCCGCAATGTTGGCCCGGCAGGTTGCCAGGAATGCGTTTGAGTCCTGCACCAGCACGTCAAACGAGATTTCATGCGTGATGCCAGCGGGCTTGTTCGAGTTCGTGAAACTGGCCCGCGAGTTGATTTCCACCATGTCGGGGCTCATCGTCCACCGCACATCGCGGGCGATTGTCAACTCCGTGCCTGCCGTGCTTCCAGCCGTTCCGTAGTATAGCTCGGCTTCGTAGCCCATCAAAACTGCCATCTGCTTATCCTTTCACGTTAGGAAGCGTGCCTCGATTGACGCGCCGCCAATTGCTAGTTTCGGCTGCCTGTTCTCATTTCGCCTTTTGACACCAGCGAAAGCTCTACTTCCGTTTCCCCGACAAAACGCATCTTATCGACTACCATTGCCGCCGGCCCTGCGGTTCCGCTATTGACCATAAGTGTCATCCCGATGAGTGCCTCTTCGCTTACCTTGCCATTACAGCACTCGCTGAGCGAGCTTTTGTCGCATGTCAATACTAGGTGCATGGCTATTGTCCTATTGCCCCTGACCAACTTGAACCGAACCGGTACAGGTTCCTGTCCATTGCCGGCCCCATAAACGGCCGCTGCGGATACTTCGCGCCCATGTACTCGCCGCCGTGTTCGTGGGCTGACATCGACTCGCCATAGCCGCTTTTGGTTGGCCCGATGACAACCGTCTCTTGCGATGCCGCGAACGCGATGCCCTTCCGCACGAATCCCTTGTTAATGTGATAGAACGGCGGGGTTCCGGCTGGTGACGCCCTGAACCGCTTCACAGTGTCCGACTTCCGACCAGCCCGCCGCCGCTTCTGGAATCGTGGCTTCTTTCCGCCGTACAGTATTGAGGCGATTGCATCCCGCCGAATGGACGCGCCAGCATGACCGAACGACTTGAACTTCGCTTTTTTTACGGCGGAAGACTGCGGCCCCACCGCTGCCAGGAAATTCTGGGTCGTTGTTACGCTGTAGCCGATCATTGCGTTTTGCAGACCTCGTATGTCACCCGCACGACGCCCGTAAACTGCCCAAGTGTTCTCAGCATGTCCCGCGAGTAGCTCGCCCGTATATCCGTCGCCTGCCAGGTAGCGGCGGTGTATGTGCTCAGCCGCCGCCCTGCGTTGTCCGCGTCGGTAAAGTATTCGTGAAACTGCTCCACCAACTCAATCAGGTCGTCCACTTCGGCCACCGACACGCGACCGGAATACTGCTCGCGTTCCTCGTGGCTGAATCGGTATCGCACGCCGATGTCAACCTCGCATGAGTATTGCAACTCACCGCGTGCCGCCAGTTGGGTATCCGCCACCCGAACCGGCACAACGTCCACATGCAGCAGGCCCGCGTCGGTTAGTTCCTCGTCCCAGTCGGCATAGGACCGTTCCGGCGCGATGGTCCGCACAAACGACCCAAGTGCCAACTCATCCTTGACGGCTTCCGCAACTGTCACCAGCACGCTCGCCATCATCGCACCCGCTTGCTATGGACAA